GTGGAACTCCCATCAAAAAAAACACCGCCCACCTTTTTCTTCGCAAGATCCATCTCTTCTGGAAGCCTATCTTGGCGTGAGAAGTTACATCGCTTACAGGCTGCGACTAAGTTATCGGGGTCATCTGACCCGCCTCTGGCTACTGGGATCACATGGTCGCACGTATTGGCCTCTTGGCCACACCAGAAGCAGATCCAGCCATCGCGATTAAGTATCCGAAGCCGAAGCTTCTTCCACTGTGTCGAGTTGCTCTTGCGCTGTGAGTGTAAAGTCATTAGTAATAGTTCCGTTCTTGATGGAATGCCCAAGCCTTGCAGCTCGTACCATAACGATTCGTAATGTATTTAAGAGTAGCGTCTATCTGACGATAAGGGTCTAGATCTCTATAGTGCTTAGAGCGCATCTGGCCTAGTCCGAAGTGACTACCATTCTTCGCTGTGTAAGACCATCGAGATTCCTTAGTTATGATTCTGTTAAAACACTGGAACTCTTTATAATCAAGAATCCTCGAATGTGCGTAGAGCTTTAGATGATCTACTGAATAGTTTGTAGCTGTTGCTACTGGAATGCTCGTTATTAAGAGCGATGCCGTAATGGCATAGACCGCCCCTAAACCTATCTTTCGCTCTTGCGAGCTATCCGCTACAGCGGCTCGCCTTAAGCGAAGAGATAGTAGCGATGCTGTCAAATACCGCGCAAGTCTGAGCGTGATCTTGGGCGTGTCCCACAGCCTGTGGATAACATCTGTGGATAACTTCATGGCTTACCGCCCCAACCGTTACCCTTAAACACGATTCCACCTAACGAGTAAATGCGCTTCATGGGAACAGTGCAATTAGGACAGTAAGGATCTCTGGCCAGTGTGTCCTCGATTGGCCGCTGTACTTCTAGCTCTTTACTACACACTTCGCATCTGTATTCATAGGTCGCCATTAGCTTCTCCAATTAGTGCCACCGTCATAGTCGAGCAGACGCAGCACTGGATCGTCTTTACATTCTCTGGAAGGTTATCTGTAATTACACGAATGAGCTGCTCGGTGTCCTTCTTGCACACTCGGCACTTAAAGCGCAGCTTGTCCATAGTTACTCCCTTTTAGATTCTCGATCGGCTGTAGATTCTTTTGATCTACCCACCAAGTAGGCTGCTTAGAGTTCTTGTATTTAGGCCGCTTGGCCATGGCTACAGGTATCCAGCCCGCTAGTCTGTAATTCGGAGAAGTACCTACGACGAGAATCGCTACATCCGTCTGGCGATCGCCTTCGCAGATTATGAGCTGACCAGTCTCGTAACGTGTCCACTTTACTTCGATGAAGCTTCCGACATCTGCCGTCTTCTTAAACTGTGACGACCTTGGATCGAAGTCTGTGTAACCAAGGTAGCGAGCGACCAAGATCTCGGCGACTATTGACTCGGCCACTTGCGCGACGTAATCATGGAAACCGAGCTGTCTGTCGTATCGACTAGAAGCGTCTGGGTGGCCGTTGACCTGTGCGATTCGTTCTAGAGCTACAGTGTGAGCTAAGACCTTATCTTCGATCGTGGGCTTTACTTTCATCTACAGTCTCCACAGAGCCAAGTTAACTTCTCTCCGCCTTGGCCCTTGGTATAACCAAAAGCGTCAAGCTTCTTTAGCTTCTCGCAGCTGTCGCACTGTTCGATCTTATACTCGGCTATAACTTCGCCATTCTGTAGAAGCTTGGCTGTCATTGATTGCGGATAGATGATCTCGATTAAGTCGCTCATAGATGTAACCGATCTTCGCACTTTTTACAGAAGAAGACGACTAGACCGTCTTCTCTGTCGTATTCGTTTACTTGCGTAAAGCTGTCACAGTCGGAACAGTTCTCTACGCCGCCGTAGCCGCTGAAGCTGTAGATCTTGCCGTCTGGCGATGTGTGAATCTTCTTTAGATTTAAGTCGCTCATCTTTAGACCTGTGGCTTCCACTTGCCATCGCTGGCTAAGACATACCAGAGCGGCGAACACTGTGTCGCCTTGGTCTTCTCGACGCAGAACCACCCGCCCCAAGCTTTCCCAGTTTTAGCTTCTCCAGTCTTAAAGATTCGATGTCCATGGCTGCACTGTGGAGCTTCTGTAAGTAACTCTCCGCCCAGCTGTTTAGCGATCTCGTCCATCGATGATCCAAAGCTGGGAATGCCGCTCTGTTCGGCTTCTTCTGCCGTCTTATAGCTTGGCACTTCGCCGAACTTCTGAGTCCAAGGGTCGTAATCGTCGGCCGTTGAGTTCGCTACCTTCGCGCTAATTGTTTCGACCTTCTCCATGTCCTGACGAGTCGGACGCTTATCCGCTCCCAGTAGTAATCCGATCGCTCTACCGATCGCCGATGTGACAGTATCCTCGACGAAGAACTTCTTCATGTTGACGTTATAAGTCGCTACGTTACCGAATGCGTAATCGGTAGCCGATGGGTTTAGATCCTCGTACTCGCGGAAGATCTGGGCTTGGATAAGGACGTAACCCTTCTCGGCGTTAAAGTCCACGATGTTCGTCTGAACTCTAGCTGTAGGGTGTGTTAACCATAGGCGGGCAATTCTGGCCGCTACGTCTTCGTAGTTGTCTAAGAAGCTCATTAGCGCACGTCCTTAGCTGCGTGACGTGATACAGCTCGACCACGCTTAAAGCCTTCGCGCTGGCCTTCTTTATAACCGACTGAATAGCTCATAGCTGCCCATAAGATCCCAGCTATTAGCATCATTACGATAATCGATAATTCGTTCATTACTTGCTCCCGATACTGGGAGCGACGTTCGCGCTCCCGATGTAAAGAGTGAAGCAAGAACGCGTCTAGGTCAAGATTCCCGCTTATCTATCGGCGTGTCGATTGGTGTTTTCGGCTTGGACTTTAGTCCGTTACCCGCAAGAACTCCGCCTAGCGATCCAGTTAAGAAGATCGCAAGAGTCTTTAGTAGATCGATAAAGGCCGCATCGTTCGGAGCTTGATTACCGATCGGCTGTGTAACGAAGATAAGAGCGTAAGTAATTCCAAGGGTAACGATCAAGAAGACAGCCGCTAAAGTCGAGCCGATGATAAGAATTAAAGTTGCGTGGACTTCTTCTGGGCTACGACGACGGGCTGGGCTGTGGAGCTTCTTTTCCAAGGATGTCGCTAGTACACGTTCCAGTAGGGACGCACTGTGGCTCTTGGCATTCTGGCTTCGACCAGTTCTCGTATTCTTGGCATTCATAGCGAGTCCAACCCTGATAACCACACGCAGACAGCCCAGCCGAAAGGACTAAGGCCAGACCGCCCGCGAGTAGTCTCCGAGTCACTTCCCCTGTAACCCGAAAGCTGAGTCTTTAGGATTAAGCCAGCGCAGAACGACAGGCAGAACAGCGGCCGCGCCAGCTGTAAGAATGGCCTTCGGATCTGTAACGCCCGCCAAGTAAACAGCAAGGGACGCAGCTGCGAAGCTACGCGCCCAGCTTGCGAGTAACGCTTTTAAGCTTTCCATCTTTCTTCTCCTTGATCTTCGGCTTCGCTGCCGATTGAGTAGGTACTTCGACGATCGGATAATCGCCAGCATAGGCGACGAACTTAGGTCGTCCGAAGCCTACGATCTCTTTACCGCTTAGGAACTCTCGCTCTTTAACCATGACCATTCCGCCGTTACGCTGATCACCAGTTCCCGAAGTGTTTCCTTCGATCGTGATAACCGTCTTAAACTTGACTCCTACGACGATTCCGATGTGGGAGATACGATCGACTCCATCATGCGGAAAGTCCATAAATGCAAGATCGCCGATCTTAGGCTCGGCCACTACCCAGCGATTTACTTCTTTTAGCTTATGCGCTCCCGCAGCTGTTGAGACCATCGATGGAAGCTTTACGCCCGCTTGATGGAAGCACCAATTAACGAAAGATCCGCACCAAGGTAAGCCGTCGGCCTTAGTAAACTTTCCATACTTGGTTAAGTTATCGCCTTCTTCGACTGTACCGACTTCCGCCAGTGCAATCTCGACGACTTTCGCAGCTGTTCCGATTGGGTAGGTCATGACAGAAGTAGCTTCGCTTCGTCTTCGGTAATTCCAAGCTTGGCTAGAAGAGCAGACTTTTCGGCTTCTTTTGCAGCTAAAGCAGCTGCTTCTCTTCCTGGAATCGCTGCGATCTCTGCTTCTATCTCTGCAAGTGTTGGAGCTTTTCCAGCTGATAGCCAGACTAAATTGGCATAATCATCGCCAGATAGAGTCCATTCTGCGCCAGCTCTTAATGATTGTAGGGCTTTTACAATTTCGATGTGTGTCATGGTGTCACTTCCATAAGGGTTAAGGTACAGCCGCCGCCGTAAGTGTTAACGTGCATCGATCCACCGCTTTCCGCTGCCATCTGGAGCTTGTAAGTAGTGGCCGAAGTTGTTGCTGGAGAATCTAAATAAACTTGCGTTACTCTCATGTTTGCCTCTTTTGTTCCAGTGCCACCGTAAACGATGTAAGGCATAACAGCATCTGTGTAAAGAACAGTTCCACCGCGATCTAATCGACTATTACCCAAGGTCTGAGAACCGCTTTTAGTGGTATAAAACGCCGCACTCACGAAGACTAAAACTTTATTACTCGCACTAGTTGGAGTAATGCTTAAAGTTAATCCAGTGTCGACGTAAGATGTCGAAGATGTCGTCGTGTTTGTATTATAAAAAACACTCTTAACTTGTACGACTGCTCCGCTTGATGGAGTAGCCCACTTAACGCCGTCGGCTTCGGCTGAATCCGCCATAAGAACAGTTCCATTCGATCCGACTCCCTGACGGACGAAAGTTCCCGATCCAGTTGCGACGATGATGTCGCCCTTCGTCGTAAGAGCTGTAGCCATCGAGTTAGTAACGGTTACATCGCCAGAAGTTCCGCCGCCTGAGATTCCAGTTCCAGCCGTTACTCCAGTAATGTCTCCGCCAGCTGTCCATACGAAGTCCATGTCCGAGTTAGAGTTCTTAGCTAGAACTTGTCCAGTCGTTCCGCCTTTAAGATCTACTAAAGAAGCATCGATAGAATCGCCGAGTGTTTCGATAGCTGTCGCGCCGTCTTTTACCAAGTCGGTCGAAGTGGGAACACTCCAGCCGAAGTTAGGTGTCGTAGTTGCCATGTTTTCCTCTCTATGCGACTACTGTCGCTTCTAACCAAGTAAGTGTAGGGCTAAGAGTGTTCCATCTTTCGGAAGCGGGTACGTCATTCCAGCGGAACGCGTCGAGTGAGTAGGCGATCGGCGTAACGTAAAGATCAACAGCCAGAGAGTTATAGCCAGCCGAGAATCTCCAGCCTTCGACGAAGCCTTGGAAAGCTAGACCCATGTTCGCGGGTAAGTCCGTAATGTTTACAGGCATTCCCATAAAGACTCCGATAAGAGAATCTCTTTCTACATCGGAGACATTAGGGCTTCCCAGTGGATAGCGAATCGACTCGAAGTTAGCTCTAGGGTAAGCGCGAAGAGCTAGATAGAACGCGGCTTGTGTCGTAGCATCTGCGCCATTTTCTAGCGAAGTCTGAATGTTCTGCGCCAGCGATCCGTAAAGTGCAATAGAAGCGGGATCGTCGTCTGTAACTAGCTGGCCGTTCTTATAAGTAATCGTAATAGCGTTACGGACATCGCCAGCTCTAGTCGATGTTTGTAGACCGCTGGAATAAGCGTCTAAAGCTGAAAGATCGACGTAACCATTCGCAGCTAGATAAGTGCTTCTCCTAGTCGAATCGGCGTACCCGATGCGGCCTTCGGAGTCTTCGTAGATGTAACCGAGTCCAGAAGTGGCTAAAGCTGAGACTAAAGAATAAGCATCTGTAACGTCTGCGCTTCGATCGGTTAGCTCGTAATTGCCTGGGCGATCGATCTGCCCTACGCCGCTGTTCTCTGCGTTAGCCCATGTCGTCGTCGCGTCATAATCTGCCCAGTGCAGAGCTGCGGGAACTTCATTCCAAGCTCCGTAAAGTATGCCATCGAGTACGTCGAAGATCTGATCGCCCTCGAAGTCCTTGCTAAGTACGCCTTCGGTAAGAACTTTAGGCAGACGTGAAAGCGCGCCAAGTGCCGTAATGCTAATAGTCTGAACTAGACCGCCAGTTCCCGATCTTTCGACTGTCGTAAGAATGTCGCTTACACTGCCGCCGAAGATTGCCACTGGAGTAGCTGTGGAGTTCTGCACGAAGACAGTTATCCCAGAGTTAATCTCTACAGTGATCGGATCGTCGTCGATGTTAAGAATCGATAAACTACAGTAGCCCGCTACCGCTTGCTGATAGATGTCGCGGCGGCCAGATTCGATCGTAAGATTCGCCAGAGTTATGTTCTTATACTCGACTCCATCGATAAGAACGCTCCAGACTGGAGTCCATAAGCTCATGCTATTAAGAACGCTCCCGCGCCAAGAGTGCCGCGCGCTTGGGATTTATTAACTACGTCGATGAGTGTTCTAGCTGCCTGTTCTGGATCTCCTACGATGCCCATGTTTAGGGTTATCCGAGTCGCTGCGTTCTCTTCGCGCTGCGCTCTAAGTCTTTCGGTCTCGGCCTTTAGCTCTTCACGACGTAGGATCGCCGCTTGCATAGCTGGAGAATAAGCAGACAGCGGCGCGCCTGTGAAAGTAGAAGATCCAGCATTAGGCGCGAACGTACCGCCGCCGCCGCTAATAATTCCACCCGATCCGTCTTCTCCGCCGAAGACTAATCCTTGACTTTCGCTAACACCGACGAAAGACGCGTTACTCGCTCCGAATAATCTGGTAACTGGATTATCTTTAATGAGATCGATAACCTTCTTCGCGCCGTTATAAATAGAAGTTAATAAGCCGACGAACTTTCCGAAAGCTGTAACGAGTCCAGCGACCAGAGTTCCAAGTCCTTCGAGTGCTGTCTTAAATGCTCCAGCGAGAAGTGGGACTAAATACTTTTTAGTAAAGTCCCAGATCTTTTCTAAGAATCCGTAGAATGGCTCTAGCTCTTCGGAGTTATCCGAGACGGCCTTCTTAATCTTGTCAAATGCGATTTTAAGTCCTTCGAGAATTGGCCCGACAATTTTAAGAATCTGCGGAATTATCTCTTTATACAAGAACTCCCACCAAGAAGTTAAGATCGGTAGCACGTCGTCGCGAATGACTGTAAAGATCTGGCCGAATGCTGGCCCGAGTGTTTTACCTAAAGAATCGGCGAATCCTTGGATCGCTGGGATTCCCTTGTCCACGAAGCCAGACAGAAGCGGAGTAAGAGCATCTAGGACGTAAGAACCTACAGTCTCTTTCGCTTCATCGAATGCAACAGTAAGACGCGCCATCTTTCCCTGAAAGGTCTCGGCTTGCTTAGAAGCTTGGCCCTCGAAAGTTTTAGCTAATGCCGCGGCTGCCGCGTCGAAGTTCTTGGACTTAATGATGCTCTCATCGATACCGACTCCAAGCTTCTTTAACGCGCCTAGATTGCCGTCGTACGCTTTACCGAGAGCTTCGGATACAGTCTTAAGATCTTTACCTGTTCCCGCTGCGATGTCGAGAGCTAGGGTCTGGAGTTCTTGCGCCTTAGTAACGTCCTTAGTCGACCGAATTAGTCGATCAAGCGACGGCCTTAAAACGTCGTCCGTAATTCCGTTAGCGAGTGCCGTCTGAGTTATGTAATCTTCGACAGCTTTAATCTGGCTTTCTGTTGCGCCAGTAACGTTCTCTAAAGTCGTCGCGAGTTTAGCTTGGGCTGCTTCGTCTTCGATTGCAGACTTAACGCCATCGACTAGAAGAACGCCAGCATAAGCAGCCGCAGCCGCTCCAGCTACGGCGAACGCAGCTCCCGCCTTTTTAGCGAAGCCGCCCATTTTAGATCCGAAGCCTTCGACTTCATTTTGTGCGCCTTTTACGCCCTTTTTTAATTCGTCGAAGTCCGCGTCGAAAGTAATTTTTATCTTAGGAATGCCAGCCATTAGTCCAGCCTCAATTCTTTAGCGATCTGTTGCACCATGAGCGCATACTCTCGGGCCACGACTGGGACATAGAAGTCGACAGCTGGAGCGATCCAGTAGCCGCGCTTATTGTAAGGAGTCTTAAATCTGTTAGTAAATGTTCGACCTATCGAGTCGACTCCGCCATGCGATCCGTATTCTGTTCCCCAGAGCAGCGCGCCAGCTGGAGCAGCTTGTCGACGTACTTTCCCTTTACCGCTTTTAGAAGTTTCTCCGCCATAAGGACGACCGACCTTCTTAGGGCCGCCGATGTCGACGCGAATAAGACGATCGCGTGGAGACTTGATCGTCTGGACTACTAGCTTCGTCTGTGGAGCTGGAGCAGACAGTCCGCTCATCATAAGCTGGCCAGCTAATCGCTGAGACATAGGCTGCGCGCGATCTCTGACTAATTGCTGATACTCGGCTGGGAATGAACTAAGTAAACCCAAAAGATTCTTAAACTCGTACGGATCGACAGTAATGGCATAAGTGCCGCGGCCTTTAGTGTCTGCCATTCTGCCTCTCCAGTATCTCGATCGCTGTAAGTAAATCTTCCGCCGTCTGCCACTCTCTCATCGGGATCTGGGTCGCTATTGCGACTTCGACCAAGATTCGATTTAAGCTTCCGACGGGCCAGCTTTTGGGTCTGACTTCTTACTGTTAATTCCTTCTACAGTTTCGACCCAGATCTCGAAAGGCTTAACAGGATTCCCAGCTGCTTCGCGCTTCATAGCGTGATAAGCCAAGAATGTAAGCCCTTCGAGACCTAGCTTCGATTCTGCTTCGTTTACTGTTGCGTTAAACTTTCTTTCCCATTTAACCCATTCTGGAAGAGCTGCGACGTAAGTAGCTACATCTCCCGATAGGTACTGGACTTCTAGTTCTAGCTTCATGTATTGCTCCCGATTCTGTTTATTAGCTAAATGTCTCTGTAGGTGTTCCCACGACTGTAAAGCTCATGCTAACAGTCTGAGCGTCTGGCGATGATCCGCCCACGCTTGGGAATAGTGGAAGAACGTTAAAGCTAAAGACTGCGCCTGTAACAGCTGTAAGCGATACCGCTAGAGTCGTGTTAGGTGCTGTCTCTGCCGCTGTCCATAGAGCTTCGCAGAGTGAATCCGCTGCGCCCCAGTCTGCGAGCATCTCGACATCGAACGTCCACTGTGAATCGATCGACTTATAAGCCTTCGAGTAAAGAGTGTCGTAAGTTTCGATAGTTACGTCCGCTGAAAGCGTCGCGCTTGTCGCTTGCTCGTCGTAGTTCTTAGTCGCGATCGTCATAGCGAGATCGCGTCCAGTAATGACGGTCGTGGCCATTGTTTCTCCTTAGTTTGTTTGTGTGTAATAGGTCGACAGCTGAATCTCGCCCGCGAGAATCTCTGACGCGCCTATCGTTAACGGAATCGGATTCGATACGTCTCCGACTTCATACCCTGACGGAACGGCCGCCAGAATGCTAATTACGAGCTTCTCCCAGTTATCGAGTGCGCTCTGATTATCGTAGATCGCTACGCCTACGCTTATTACTAGATTTACTTTTAGCTTTACGTTCGCTTTACCTAAGAACGTCGGCTGTAAATACGGAACGCTAGGAGTAACTGCCGCGAATGGCACGATCGGAGCTTCTGGAACTGAGTCGTAAGTGTTAGCCGCTACTCCTTGGATCGCTGTCTTTAACGGAGTTCGGACGCTAGTAAGAATCGAAGAAGCTGGCACTTTAGCCGCCGATCATTACGTCGACATCTATGTAATTACCTAAAAGGCCGATTACACGATTCTGGAGACTGCGGCCCATTCTGTAGGGCGAACTCTGGAAGTCCACGCCTTCGATCTGACCGCCCGCAGCTGTTCGAGATTGGAAGACTTCGATAGATACGGCATAGATAGCGGACTCGATCGACGCGTTTCCGACATAGAGAGTCGCAGCTGAATAACCGCTAAGTGTTGCCATGCCGTTCGGGATAATCTGGCGACGTGTTACGTCCGTCGATGTAAGAGCGGCAGAGAATGAAGAATCGGTAACGACTGTAAGAGTATGAGTGGCTGTAAATGGAGCTGGAAGTCCTGTAATGACGATCGACTGTCCTACGACGAAAGGGTGCGTCCGACGAGTAAAGAATGTCGCGACATTAGTGTCCAGCTCGTACTCGATTACAGCTGTCGAGTTCTGAATAAGCAGCGGGAGAATAACCTGCTCCGCTGTGTCGATGATGTCGTTTAGGTAAGCGTCGTCGTAGAGAGAAGAGCTAACGCCTAAGACGGATCTTAGCTGCGAAGCTGTAATGATGTTAGGCATTAGCCCTTCCCTTCTACTGCTCGCCTAGCTCGGGAGCGAACTAGGCGATGATCGATTTATTCGGATTACTGCTTGTTATTCTTAAATGCGCCAGCTGCGATCTTGGTAGCTAGTGCGCCATAACCGTAATAACCGACTGTAATCTGGCCAGAAGCGATTACGTCCGCGCGTAGACGGAAAGTAGGCCCTTCGTACCATGTATAAGCGTCTGGGTTAACGACGAGAAGAGTTCCATCGCCATCGCCCGCGTTAGTTGGATCGACGTAGAGATCTAGTCCCGCGACGTTTCCGATTAGTGAATCTGGACGAACTACACCGCCAGCATTTTGTGGCTGTGAAGCGTTATAGATCGGACGGCCTGAATCGTTAAGTGTCATCAAGTTAGCCCACTGGCCAGTCGATGCGATAAGTGACTTCGCGAAAGGACGTGGAAGTCCAGCTGTAGCTGAATAAACAGAAGCAGCTCCGCGAGAGATAATTCCAAGTAGCTCGGCAGCTGTTGGATAAGTAGTCGTAGTAGTGCCGTCCGCTGTAGCTCCTGAGATTAGAAGACCGTTAACGTAAGCATTCTCGGCCTTGGCCTTAGCTGCCGCCATGTTACGGATTAGTTCATCGAAGAACGCTGGAGAAGTACGATCCAAAAGTTCCACGCTGAAAGTCTGCTGTCCCGCGAACTTTTTAACGTCTACAGTAATGAAAGCTGCGTTCTGATCTGTGTCGCTCATTGGAGAAGCGTCTTCGGCTAGAACTGCCACTGTAGGAGCTTGCGTAATCTTAGGAATCTCGAAAGTCATACCCGCATCTGGAAGAGTTCCGCGAGAGATTGCATCGATCGATGGACGGATAGTTGTAGATAGTCCGTTAACTACTTCTGCCATTTGGCGAGTAGGAACGAGACCTGCGTTATCTGTTGTGTTATCCGCTGCGAGTACGTACTGACGAGCTTGATCGTCGCCAAGTGCTGCGCGAATTGTGTTTTCCACGTACTTAGCAGCTGTGAACTCTAAGCGTGGCTTGGTAAATGATCCGCCTACGATTGGCTTCGCTGCGGCTGTTGTTGACTGAGCAGCTTCGACCGTCTCGACGGTTTCCGCGTTTGTGACGGTG